GTAAGTTCAATGGAGACATCAGTCAGTGGGATGTTTCTGCTGTTACTGATATGTCTTATCTATTTGCCAACAGTAAGTTCAATGGTAATATTAGTAACTGGGTTACATCTAGTTTAATTAATACTTGTGGGATGTTTAAGTTTAGTAAGTTCAGAGGCGACATCAGTCAATGGGTTAAGCAGCCTATCTATTAGCTATGCTAACTTATGCATCATACATGTAGCGTATCAGCTATGTAAGATTTTAAATTTCTTTAGTTAAATAATTTAACTTTCATATATGCAAGGAATAATATCATGCCAGTAGTTCAAATGCCAAAACTTTTCCTACAAGCCGATGTTAAAAATAAAGTTACATCTGAGAAGTATATCAAAGATCGAAAAGATCTTGATATGTTTTTAAATATAGCCTATGTAAATGCTGTTCTTGCCGGCAGAAAACATAAGCAGTTCTTAGATTTTGGTTTTTGTATTGTTTTCATTAATGATGAAAAATATTATCTGTTGCAAGACACAGCTGACTTACTAAGACCATTAACATTCGATTACAATAAATATGATGAGCTATTAGAAGCTGATAATCTTTTAGATATAATTGCATATATAATGAGCAATTATTACTAATAGCCATATTTGTTTATAAAATATTTTAATCATATATAATATAAATGGAATAGATAAATTTATGTTTGTTAATCTGGAGTTATTATGTCTACGATAAGATTGCCTATAGGGATTAGAAAACAACAAATATATTTTGAATTAATAGGAATAGTTTATAATCGGTTATTTAATCCAAAATATAAACTAGAAAGATGGACTCTGCTATTGCTATCTATAGATTTAACATTTTTTATGCTTATACGCCCGTATCACACTATGGTTTTAATACTTATATTTATGTCAATTTATCTAATATATGATATTTTAAGAACATTGAATAGCAATTTTGACATAACCTATTTTTATATATTTATTTATAAAAAATGGATGTCATTTACAACATAAAAATATAAACGGCATACTGCATCGATAGGCTTAATAGCCTATCGATGCAGTATATTTTTTTTTAACCTAGTTTAAATAAATCGTCATTCACATTGCTAGAAGCAGAGGGTAGTTTTTTGAAAGACTGATCTTCTGTGTAAATATCATCTGGCAGTGGCATTTTCTTAGGAAACTTCATAAGATAATATTTGTCTTCGTCATTAATAATAGTTGGTATCCTATGTTTACCTCTTTGAACAGAAAAATAAGTTTCTTTATTATGTTTAAATAAGTGTATATAAATTTCCACATCTACTTCTTGATCTAACTGTTTGGTTCCAGAATAATATCCTTTTTCTGCTATCTCTTTTACGAAATGATCTTCTGGCGTACCTGATCTTATAATATTCTTAGCATCTGTAGACAGCTGATGAGGCGTTATTAGAGTTATTTTTTTAGGAGCACAGAAGTTTCTCATCCTTCTAAAAAGATCTCTTAAATCGGTTCCCATGGGTCCTGTATTGACGCATCCTATAGTTGGCACCATAGCTAAATAATCTAATGCTAAAACTTCTACATTATATCCTTGTGCTTCTAATTCTATTACTTTATTACATATAGACTTATATGTCCATTGCGTCGGATCGACTCTCAGTAATTTGACATGGAAACCATTGACTTGTAATTTAGCTTTAACATAGTCAGCCATGTCTTTTGTTTCTATATTATCTATATCAACATGTTGTCTTGTTTCATTAAATTTTAAATACTGATATAAAAACTGAAGATTAGATATAAGGTCATCTTCGAAAGATATCCTAAGCAATAATGGTTTTTTATTAACATCTGTAGTAAGAGGTTTATTATAAAGTGCTATTTGACTAAATAATGATAAACCAAAACCTGTTTTAAACTTATGCTGCAATGCTGGTATTACTATAGTTTCTCCTTGTCGTATACCGCCTTGCAACATTCTATTAAGAGCTTGCCACCCTGTTTTATATATATGCGTACCACTATTTATAAATTGTATTTCATTAAAGGCTTCTCTAAGAGATTCTTCATTGCCTATGTCAATGTCACTTACAACAGCTGGATCTTTATTACTATTAGTTATTTGAAGAGGTTCTAATTGACCCATTAGTTCACTTATGAACTGATTTATATCTTTTATCTTCTCTGACTTATAATTAAATTCATGCGATGCTTTATTAAGTATGTCTGCTATTTTTCTTTCTTTAAAATAATTATTAATAGTTATAGTTATATTTGTTATAATTCTCTTAAGTTGTGCTTCAGTTTTTTCATCTTCTAATCCCTGTTTAATTATTTCATACAACTTATCATCATTATATGTATTAAGTCTTATACTTTGCAATAAATCTTGTAAAATATATTCATGATCTAATGGAGCGCGACACATTTCCAAAACAGTTTCTTTTAGAGCTAATATAACTTCTCTCTCTATATTAATACCTATGTTAATATTAGATACTTGCAAATTTTCTAATACAGTCTTAACCAGATCAGCACTATTATCTGATTTATTAACAAGCTGGCTTTCTCTATACAGAAGAGTTATACATTTAACGAGTAAAAGTTTAGAGTCCATGATTTCTTTTAGTTAGTTGTAGAATTTATTTGTAAATCTACTGGTAATAGAATTAATAGTTTATGAAAGGAAAAAAGTATGAATGAACTAGATATATATATAATTCCATCTTGGACATACAGTAAACTTATTAAAAATAAATTAAATATTATGGACATATCTAATTATTCTAAAATTAGAAATTTTCTATCATTAGATGATATAACTGAATGGGCTTCAATAAACGATTATATAGAAATAAAGAATAATAAATCTATTGTAGTTAGTTTTTTAAGTACGAAGCAACTGTTCTCAAATAATATAGCTAATAATACAAATTTTATAGGAAATACATTAACTCCTGATCAAATGAATGAAGTGTCTGCTAATATTTTGCCTTTATCTAAAAATAAAAATAATATAGAAGCAGCTAGTTGCAGATTATTAGCCACTGATAAAGTGCAGAATGCTAGCGATATATCTGATAATCTTATTATGTATAAATTTATAAAGAACGAATCTAATATATTTTTAATTTTATACGAAGGATTTTTAACTAAAATAAAAGATCCTAAATTTTCTCATTCTTTTATATCAGATTATTTGAAACAGTGTTATAATATGGCGCCTATACACAAAGTGTCAGAATTAAGTATTTTCAGGCTGTACGTTGAACAATGTTTTAATTAATTTTTAGTTTTCATAAGGACTATTTAACATGCCTCAATTCAAACAAAAAGGTTTTCCTGTTGCTAAGACACAGCTTGATAATGTCATCGAGCAGCTTACTCAGGTTATACAAAACAATAAAATTGTAACTCCCCAAGTCGCCAGGACTGCTCTTTCTTTAGAATCAGCTACTGAGTCCAGCATCCATGCTCTGCAAAGTGTTTCAGATGAACTTAGCACTGCTATGGAGTCTATTGCTCATGAAATGGGCATTGATAAGAATCTTACCTCAGCTCAGATAGAAGCCGGTTCTATTGCCGGCATAGTTGCTGGCGATTATCGCGCTCACCTTTCGCACAAGACTGCAGTTCAATCTGTGTCTACTGAAGGCATTTCAGTTGTTCAGAATTTCAATGCCGGCGATGTTCTATCAGAGCGTTCGTATTCTCTCGAAGCTTATGATGAACGTGAAAATAAAAATGCTGTTATTTATTCTATTGCTTACAATATGCAGGCTGCTAAGCAAGATGAGTTTGGCGAAACTTTCTTCCCCACGATCGTAGTAACCCCTGATAACGTTGGTTTCGGCGTTACTGTCAATTTAATGACAGTCTACGATGCCATTGAGCGTAAAGTCAGTGGTTCATTCACAGACTTCAACAAGAAGAACATCATCAGAGCTGTCGCTAATCCCGACATCCTGAAAAAAGAACAAACTCGTATTGTTCCTGTTTTCCGCGCTCAGTCTGCTGATAAATTCGTCGCTGCAGCAGTTGTTCCTGATCATGCTGTTATTCTTGAAGGCGAAAGTATCAATACCGCGCCACTGGCCGTTGGTAAAGAAATTGACCTTCTAGGAATTAGTCAAACTGATACTCTGCTTAGCGCCGGTATCATGGACATGACTGACTCCATCGATCCTTCTGTTACTCTTAAGAATGTGTACGTTAAGGTCGGCGATGATGTTCTGGTCATCGGCACCATGAACCTGCCGCTATCCAATTTCACCTATTCAACGCAGAATAACTATCGCGTTATGACTCTTAACTTTGCCACTACTAGTGTCTTAGTTAATAAAAATACAAAGAATGTTGATGGCTCTGCTTTAGTTACCCTTGCTTCTGTTGTGACTAACGATCTTATCGTTCGTCTGAAACTAGTTATGACAGGTTCTGTCAACATCGAGACCGGCCACTGCGAAGTATTCGGCAATGCTGTTAGCGTCAATAGTGTTCAGAACAATGCTGGTGAAGTTCTTGACCTGACAGCTGCTCCCGCTGCTGGCGTAGTTACTGCATTCACAACGGCAGCTATTGCAGGTTATGACCTGATTGCTTATCGCGCCAACATGAACCGCCGGCAACGTGGTCAGCTGATCGATACTACTAAGTATACGCAGCTTTATAATGTTCCTCTTCGCAGTCCTATCACTGCTCTTCATCCTATCAACAGCGATGATCAGACAGATAATTCTGATGTCCAGGCTTTGATTACTGGCACTCGTATCCGCACATGTAATGAGTCTGTTACTTCCCTGCTATCTGTTGCTTCTCAGCTTCGCGAATATGTCGATGCCCGCGATACCACTGGCGTTGGTCCTGATATTCTAGGTGTAGGCCGGTTCTTCGTTAAGCCTACCTACCTGGAAAAAACTATCGACATGAATGATATCGTCGATAGCATTAAATCACATGAGCGCGCCAAGGATATTCAAGAAGCCTTAGTTAGCCAAATTCGTGATGCTGCTTATAACATGTATCGTGATTCGGAATATAAAGCTGCTGCCGATGCATTAGCTGGCGGTACTGCTCCTGTTCCTGTTGTCATTATCGGCACTGATCCTGTTCTTGCTCGTTATCTGACTGTTAGCGGCGATCTACGCACTCTAGGCGGCGAATTTGATGTCCGCATAGTCCATACTCTGGATTATCGTATGCAGGGCAAGATTTGCATTACGTTCGGTACATTCGATGAGAGCAGAAACGTTGCACCTAATCCATTGAACTTCGGTAACATGGTATGGTCTCCTGAAATTGTTCTGACTGCTAATATCAGCCGTGGCGGCAGCATCAGTAAAGAGACTGTTGTTCAGCCTCGTTATCTATTCGTTACTCACCTACCAGTTCTTACTGTTCTGGTTATCAATAACGTTCCTGATGTTATTAATAAAGTTCCTGTTAATTTCCATAGCGTATAATTAACTCACAAAGTTAATTAAATAGCCAAGAACCCATGAGCCCACAAAGCTCATGGGTTCTTGTTATTTTTTTAAGTAATATATAATTTATATGGTTATATAAGAGGGTATAAAGTGAAAGCAGTTAAAATAACATTTCCCATTGTAATAAATAATAAAATTGAATACTTTTATTTACTATTTAATAAAAGTCCTAATTTAATTAAACTTAATGTTCATTTAAATAATGAGTTAAAAACATTTAAGAAAAGATTACATTTAACTAATTCAAATTATTTAATAACTGATATAAAATTATTGATATCTATTTATGAGCAAATAGTTTCATTAATAAATAATAAAGAAACTAAATGGAAATGCATAGCTAAATCAAATAACGAAAAAGTTTTATCTAAAGCATGTATTGCTATAAATACTGAAGAAACTATTAATATAACATGGGAAAATATTACTTTAGATGATATAATTATGTTATGAATGATAATATTACTATAGAACAAACAGTAAACTTATTTAGAAACATTAGTGGTTCTAGTGCTAAAGTTATCAGATATATACCAGGTATAGGCGATCATGTTGCAAATGAAAAAGTCATAAATGAGGAAGGATTTTTATTATTGCTTCAAATAATGAAAGTAATAACAACTGAAGAATTAGCTGAATATTTAAAAGGAAAAGAATAGATGAATGAACTGAAGAGTTATGGTATAAATGATACTTTGCTTACTAATATAGCGCATCTAGCTGAATTTAATCCAGATCAGTTAAGTGTAACTACAGCTGTTAAACCAGGTTTATTTGTTTCTCCTGCTTTATTGCGTAATAGTAAATTTAAAGATAAACTTTATAAAGCATTTAAAAAAATAGGCTTATATAACATTATTTATATTAGAAAAAATACATCTGATTATAGTTTTATAGCTAATACTCCTGATAATAAATATTTATCTTTTGATATAGCTAAATCTAAAGATCTCAATGTAAAGAAAGCATGTGGGTTAGCTATATTAGATTTTATTTATAAAATAAATAGCCCAACATTTTTCAATTCAACTACTGAAGGAAATGAAATGCCGATTACTAATGACAGCACTGAAAAAGAAGAACTCTTTATTCCTGGTGTTGGTAAACTTAATATAAATATGCCAGCTGGTGCTGATGAAAATACTAGAATTTCACTTAATGATTTTATTAGTCAATTACAAAGTGGTAAAATAAAACTAAATAACGAACAAATGACACAAACTATGAATAGAGCAGAACAATCAGCAGAACAATCTAATGTAATAGATGGATCATGTACAGATATTACTAATGAAAATAACACATAGCATGACTAATAAATTTAATACTTTGAGAGAGTGTTTAAATGGTCTTGATTTTCAGACTGATGCAGATGCTGGATTATCAGCATTGAGTACTGTTGAATATAATTATAATCAAATGAAATTAGCTTTAGAAACATTATCTAAGTTAGGTAATGGCGATATTCAAGGTAATAGCTTAGGTAATCAAATAGCAATCGATGCCTTAAACAAATTATTATAAAATAATTTTAACAACTTTCTTAGGTAAAATCGTGGATAAACAATTAGTATCAATTGATGTATTAAGAGAAAAATATGCAAATGGCGATACTTCTATTACAGAAGATCATATATATCAAAGAGTAGCTAAAGGCATATCTAAAGCTGAAAATACTGACCCTATGAGAAAACATTGGGAGTCTATATTTTATACTAATATGAAAAATGGGGCTATAGGCGCCGGTCGCATTATGAGCGCAGCTGGCACTGACATGCAAGCTACACTCATAAATTGTTTTATTCAGCCAGTTGCGGATAGTGTTTTAGATTATGATGAAGATGGTAATCCTGGTATATACACAGCTTTAGCTCAGGCTGCTGAGACTATGAGACGTGGCGGAGGGGTAGGATATAACTTTAGTAAAATAAGGCCATATGGAGCTTTTGTTAAAAGTACGCATAGTTTCGCATCAGGTCCGTGTAGTTTTATAAATATATTTGATGTTTCATGCAGCACTGTTGAAGCAGCAGGCTTTAGACGTGGCGCCCAATTAGCTGCTCTTAATATAGATCATCCAGATATTGAGAAATTTATAGTAGCTAAAAGAGAAAAAGGTAAATGGAATAATTTTAATATTAGTGTTTTAGTTACTGATGAATTTATGAAAGCTAAAACTAATGATGAGGATTGGGAACTTATTCATAAAGCTAAACCATCGAAATCATTAATAGATACCGGTGCATTTCAAAGAAATGATGGACTATGGGTTTATAAGACTGTTAAAGCTAAATATCTCTGGGATATCATAATGAAGTCTAATTATGATTTTGCAGAGCCAGGTATTTTATTTGAAAATAATATTAATAATGATAATAACCTAAGGGACATAGAGTATATAGATACAACTAACCCATGTGTAACTGACGATAGTTGGATTCATACATCTAAGGGACCACGACAAGTTAAAGACCTTATTGACAAGCCAATTGAAGTTTTTGTAAATGGAAAATTATATAAATCTGAAAATGGTTTTTTTAGCACAGGAAATAAACCAGTATTCAGATTAAACACTATAGAAGGTTACAATGTTAAGTTAACTGAAAATCATTTAGTACTAGTAAATAGAAATAATGAACCATCTGTTATTAGAAATTGGATAGAAGCTAAAGATATTAGATTAGGTGATAAAATAGTTTTACATAATCATGAGTTAAATGAATGGGATAGCCATGGGACTTATGACGAAGGTTATTTATTAGGCGTATTTATAGGTGATGGGCATTATAGTGGAGAAGATAATAGTGCATTTATATCAGCTTATAAAAAAGGCAATCCTGATGGATTAATGAAAGCTTTTTTAGATTCATCTAAAATTTTAAATCTCAGATCAGATCATAAAGGATGGAATGAACATATAAATAGTGTAGGAGAAACTAAATATATATTTAAATCAACTGATCTTAAAAAACTATCTACTGTTTATGGTCTATTTCCTAATAAAGTAATAGAATCTAATATTGAAATGGCGTCATTTAATTTTTATAAAGGTTTTTTAAAGGGTTTTTTTGATACAGATGGCACAGTAGCTATAAATAACAACATAATAACATCGTTGAGATATAGTCAAAGTGATTTAAATAGATTATATGCTGTGCAAAGAATGTTAGCTAGATTAGGAGTTATGAGTAAGTTATATAAAGAAAGAAGGGTCGAGAGCTATAGATTATTACCAGATGGCAACGGAGGTAAAAAAGAGTATCTATGTAAAGCTCAGCATGAACTAGTTATAAGTAAAGATAATATAACAAGATTTTTAAATATAATCGGAACTAATGATACGTCTCATCTTAATCGTATTAAGCAAAATACTATTAAAAATAATAAATTTTATAAAGAAGAATATATGGCAAGATTTCTTAATTTAACTCCTATTGGCGAGCAAGAGGTTTACGATATACAGGTGCCTGGCATAAATGCTTTTGATTGCGATGGAGCATATTTGCACAACTGCGGTGAGGAACCTCTGCCTGCTTACGGTTGTTGTAATTTAGGCCCTGTCATTTTACCTAAATTTGTAAAAGATCCATTTACAGATTATGCTAAATTTGACTATGAAGCATTACGCGATGCAGTTGAAATACATGTTAGATTTTTAGACAATGTATTAGATGTCACACTGTGGCCTCTTATAGAACAAAAACAACAAGCTGATGATAAACGAAGAATAGGAATTGGATTTACTGGTCTGGCTAATGCGCTGGCTATGCTAGGACTAAAATATAATAGTAAAAAAGGCATAGAAGAAGCTAGAAGTATAGTAGAGATAATGAGAAATTCTGCATATACAGCATCATCTAATTTAGCAGCTGAAAAAGGATCTTTTCCTAAATTTAACGTTGAACAATATTTGAATGAAGGAACATTTGCTTCAAGACTTCCTGATAAAATTAAGGAATTAATAAAAGAACAAGGTATTAGAAATAGTCATCTCCTATCCGTGGCGCCGACAGGTACTGTTTCTTTAGCTTTCGCAGACAATGCAAGTAATGGCATTGAGCCGCCATTTAGCTTAGCTTATACACGTAAAAAACGAAATAGCGATGGAACTCATACATTTTATAATGTGCTGGATCATGGGCTAAGAATATTTTTAAATACTCTAGAAAAAGAATTTGCTAATGTTCTACTAGAAGCTATAATAGGATATAAAGAATCATTTAATTATAAAAATCTTGAATTTAATGTTAAAGAGTGTTTGCCTAAGTCTATTGTTACTGCCATGGAACTATCAGTAGATGACCATTTAAATATGATGGCAGCTATTCAACCTTATATAGATTCTAGCATTTCTAAAACGGTCAATGTACCTGTTGATTATCCTTTTGATGATTTTAAATTAATGTATGATAAAGCTTATACTTCTAAATTAAAAGGAGTTGCAGCTTATAGACCTAATGATACTCTCGGTTCAGTACTTAGTGTTGGTGAAGAAACTCCTAAGCTAAAAGAACCTATTAAAGAAGAAAATATTATTCCTATAGATAATTTAAATTCTATTATTGAAAGAAGAAAAGAAGTAGAATTAGAAGCTATTACTAAAAAGGTTTCATATATAGGACCAGATGGTAAAGAAAGCTTTTATTTAATAGTTAGTTTTATTGATGTAGAGTTAGAATATGCAGGTAATAAACTTAAAGTATTAAGGCCTATAGAGGTATTTATAGCTGCTCATCCTGACGGTGTTCCAAGAGAATGGATAGATATATATGCTAGAAACTTAGCACTATTAGCTAGATCTGGACTTAACACACTATGTAAAGCTCTTAATGATAGCCGTAAAGTTAAATCTGACAAAGGTTTAATTAGATATGGTCATTATACCAAACAAGACGGAACAAAAGTTCCTAGATATCATGACTCTAGTGTCGCATGTATAGCTTATGCTGTGCAAGAAATACTTACATCTAAAAATATTATAAATGAAAATGGCAATCCATATACTGTTAAAGAATTATTTGATAATAATGAAGATCTAAAAACATTAGCTGATTCTATAATTGACGATGATATCGTAATTGATAATAATATTAATACTGAGAATACTAGTATTATACATGGTAAAAAATGCAATGAATGCGGGGCAGATGCCGTAATTAAAAAAGACGGTTGTTTATTCTGTACTTCTTGCGGAAATATAGGAACTTGTGGTTGAGTTTTAAATAAATATTTATAATAACTGTATCAGCTCATGTGAGCTGATACAGTTATCTTTTTTAAAAATAGAGAAGCATATATACTTTATACGTAATAGCTTTAAAATAAACAAAATGCATATATAGCATTACTAGTGCTATATACTACTGTACCTTTCTCACATAGGCGGTGTTATGAAAATAGTGAATAGATATTTAGTTAAAAAGTTAATATACAATGGTTTTATTATAAGAATATTTAGATATACATATAAACATAAATTCAAATATGAATATGAACTACTACCATTATCTAAAACTATGGCTTATATATTAGTTAATAAAAACTATAAAAATATTATTTATGATAGAACTTCCCATGTCAAATTAAGAAGTTGTTTAGAAACCGCATATGAGTTTGTTAATTATATAAAAATTCCACAATTTATATATAACATAAATAGATATTATTAGTTTCTAACTGATGATTTCGCACTCAAGGGATTTACCATGTATGAAGTATTCAAAGTCAAGTCCAAGCAAGAACTGTTGAGCATCATTGCGACATCTGCTAACGATGCCGACTTGAATTATCTGGGTGTATCGGCTGTGACTGATATGTCTAATATATTCCATGACAGTCTGTTCAATGGAGATATCAGTCAGTGGGCTAAGCTGCCTATCTAATCGCATTGCTATCTGGCCTAGCCCATGTGAGCTAGGCCAGATTTAGTTAGCCATATCTTTTTTTAAACTTTTTCAGTCATATATACTATAATTGACAGTATATACTATATCAGTGTATACGAGCGCTCCTGATCTTAGCGCTATATAAGTACAAGACTCTTATTTGGAGAACACAAATGCTGATGAATACAACCCACGTGAAAGAAGCCGATATCGCCACTATTACCAGAACAATGAATGAATCGGCATTTGAGATCTGGCTAACCGGCAGACGTTTATTCTCCGATAGAGGTCCTTCAAGCGACTGGGATTTTTTTACCCAGGACGAAGGTCAGATTGAAGAATTTCTTTGGGCTCTCGGTTTTAAGTCAATATCAGACTCTCGATATACTTTCAGCGACAGTAATGTCGCTAAGGTATACCGTCGTTTTCTCGACTCCGGCAGTTGGATTGACATCCAACTAGTTAAGGACAGGAATGTCAAAATAGCAGCGCAAGAACTGCTGAAAAAGACATTCCCGCATTGGGGAGACGCCGAGAAGCAGTGTGATAAACACCTGTGGAAACTGGCATATGAGGCTGTGAAAGATAAGTAAAAAAACAGCTTCATATAACTAGGTCTAATTAGACCTAGTTTTTTTTTAAACTTTTTTTAACCATATATACTTTAATTGTTATAAGTTAGGATTTTAAAGGAAACGCATATGTCTTATATACCATCATTTTCGCATATAGAACCAAAAATAACAGATGCATTAAATTATGGTGATAATACGTCAGACTTTAAATTCAGTCAGCTATATGTAAATGACAGCATGCATGACATCACTATTATATTGCGAAATAATTTACCCATAACTTCTATTAGGTCTACAGGAACATATAAAGATAATAGGAAATTCACTGTAAGAAACATTTATAATTTTAGAAGCAATGAACGCATAATAATGACTATTCAGAATTTAACTGAATTTCAAAAAACATACGG